CGGGAAACGTGATTTATCTATGCCTATCTTAAAAAAATATCTTCGATTTACATTGGTACTCGTCTTGATCTGTTCTTCGGCGCCTTGCTTTGCATCTGATTTTTCTGCACATGTCGTTGGCGTCACAGACGGGGATACAATCAAGGTGGTGAGTGAAGGCAAGGAAACGCGCATCCGGCTTTATGGTATCGACTGCCCGGAAAAGGGCCAGCCGTATTGGCGGGCAGCCAAGGAATTTGCAACGCAAGCCGTGGCCGGGAAAACTGTAAACATTCGCCCGGTTGATAAGGACAGGTGGGGCAGGACCGTAGCCTGGGTTTTTTATGATGATGTGAAATGCCTCAATAAGGACCTGCTGCAGGCAGGCATGGCATGGCATTACAAGCGCTATTCTGCCGATCAAGACCTTTCCGATCTCGAAAAAGCCGCGCAGGAAAATAAGTCCGGATTATGGCAGGACCCAGGATCTAAACCGCCGTGGGAGTACAGGCGTCGTCCGCATCGATAAGAAGGGAAAAAGACAAGCGGGAGTGATATATGCCATTATTTCTGATTGTTATCGCGGCGTATGTCGGTTTCTATTTTATAATCAGCCGATTTAAAATATCGGGTGGCTGGGCTTACATCGGGTATTTGGTCGGGGTGCCTGTTTTTGTTTTATTCGCGGTCTTAATTTTGAATTGGCTTGGACTCTATATGGACCTGTCATCTGATGATGATGAATGCGTGAAGTGGAACTGGGCTACCGGAGATTGCATGAAGACAATCCCAAGATAAAGAAAGGACAAGGGAAATATCATGAAACGGTGGCTATCTTCGTTGGGCGTCTTTTTTCTGGGACTGGTGATCTATACGCTGGCCAAGGAGACATGGCCTGAGGCGGTTTGGTTACGGATCATCGTTAGCACTGCTACTTTTGGCGCCGTGTACTGGACCTGGGACAAAACAAAAGACAAGTTAAACGCAAAAAACTAAAGAAGCGTAAGATCTGGTAGGAATAAATGTCCGTTCGTTCCCAGTCAGCCAAAAAGCATACCATTGATTTCCGTGAGGGAGGAAGAAGCAGTCCCCGGCACATGCTCACCTATAACGGCACGCGTGATGAAGCCCTTATCTATGAGCGGAAATTAAGGAAGCAATACAACAAGCCCACCATGCTCGGCCCGCACACCTGCGACATGATCGCAACACAATACCTCGAATGGGTAGAGATGCAACAATCTCCAAAAACCCTGAAAGAAAAGAAAAAGATGTTCTGGAACCGCATCCTGCCTTTTTTTGGCAATATGCAGCCGGATTTCATCAACAGCAACATTATTACCGCCTATAAGAAGCATCGGAGGGAAACCACGACAAGGCCCACGGTCAATCGGGCAATCAACCTTGAATTGCTCGGGCTGTCAGCCATGATTAAGTGGGGTGCAAAGCAAAACCTCTGCTCCCTGCCGGAAAAATTTGAACATCTGCCCCACCAGAAAAAGCTCCCCTCTGTCCTGTCCCGTGGTGAGGTGGTGAGTATTCTTTCCGCCATGACCAAGACAACCCGGGCCTTATTTGCCACCATGTATTATTGCGGGCTGAGGAAGGATGAAGTAACACACCTGCTGCCGTCAGACTTAGCCCAAGATAAAAGTTATTTAAGGATAAGAGGTAAGGGAGGCCGGGAGCGGCTCGTGCCCGTTGTGGACGATCTGAGGGCGATTCTGGGCGATCTGGACCTGACCGGGAAGTGGCTTTTCCCGTCGCGGGTGTCCCAGAGGAAGGGCGAGGCAAAGAGTGGCGCCCTTACGGACATCAGGCAACCACTGAAAACCGCCCTGAAAAAGGCCGGGATTGATAAACGGGTTACGCCGCACGGATTCCGGCATAGTTACGCCACGCACCTTTTAGATTCCGGCACGGATCTCCGGATCATACAAATGCTCCTGGGACATCAAAATGTAAAAACGACCGAGATTTATACGCACGTTTCCATGGATCTCATGCGCCAGGCAACAAGCAGCTTAAATGTGGTGGGCTGTGGTGAGGTGGTGAGTAAAAAACGAGCATCAAGAAAAAAGGCGACCCGCTAACTACTCGTATCGCCTTCGTTTTTGGTGAGCCCTGCCGGGATCGAACCGGCAACCTACTGAGATATTGGCTGTCGTTTTTTCGCTTGCTATATCAAATACTTCCAGAGTGTAAAACTCACCACGAGCGAACGGCCGGTTTTTTTTGCAGTACCTACACTTCCTTCTTTGGCAAACCTGGTGTGCTGTTATAAATCATGGCGGTCTTTTCATTGCCGCTTGCCGTTGATCCTTTTCGAAAATTCACGACGGTTGTAAACGCAGCGATCAGCGCACCTATCATCATGCCCATGTAAGTGCTTTCGGCAGGTTTGCAGACAAACAGGGCAATCAAAACAATAATAAATCCTACCACAATTACCCAGTCAAACACTTTGTCCTCTGTGTCTCTTGTCCCGGTAGCCTTCATGCCCTCAACAGCCATAGTCCGGGCGCTTGCCGTGTCACCCAATTTAGCCTTATGCTCTTCAATCTCAGCATCCCGCATCTTCACCTTGAAGTCATTTTCAGCAAGCATGGCCTTGAGTCTGATTTCAGGGTCAGTAGATATTGCGGATAAAACATCTTCTGGTTTCGCCGAAGAACCAAGTCCAAAAGCACGACCTAAAGCTGCGACAGCACCCAAAGCTGCGGCAGGAGCAGTTCCAACTCCAGGAACTAATGCACAAACGGCAGCAAGTCCGGGGGCATAGTCTGTAACAGCATCACCTATCTTTTGGAATACGTTTCGTTCTTCTGCCATATCATCCTCCTTGTATCATCATTGCGATTTCTTCCGGCCGGGCAAGTTTACCATCATCCGTACCCTCCGGATCTCCACCGAGTTGTTTCCAGTATTGCGAGTGCTTGATCCCGGTTACCGCATCGTCCCAGCGGCCTTCGTTGATCGCTTTGTTCGTGTTTTTGAAGGTCTTGAGGGTTCCGATTCCCATGTTGAACATCATGTCAATAAGCGCGAACCTTCTGTTTTCCGAGAAGGTGTCAAAGTCCCTGTAAATATCCCTGCAATTGTCCGTGGCTGTGGTTATCGAAATATCAAGAAGCCGGTCAATCATTTCATCCGTTATATACCCATGCATCTGGAGGAATGAGGCGATGTCCGCGGGCAGGGGGTTCGCGTCAAGGTTCCACCCCACCCCGATTGTGCGTTTCTTCTGGGTGCAAAGATAGACTTTATTCTTTCTACCTTCATGCCTACGGAGCATTTCCTTTAAGCGTTCAATGTTCATTTCCAGAACCTCATTAGTCATCTTATGTCTCCGTTAGATTTCAGTATAACAATCAGGAGAAAGAAAGGGAGAACCATCCTCCTCCGGCTTTTCACTTTGTAAAGTCCAATTACTTAAAACAACCCGTTGGCAATGGTTGTCTTCATGCCCCTGTGCAAGATGGTTAAGCACAAGCCTGCCTCTTGCTTTTCTGAGCAGTCCCCACACTTCACAAGGATTAGTAGATACACTCATCCAGAACATATCATCTTTATGGTCAGGATGTTCTTTGTTCCATGTATCAAGCATATCCTGTTTGTTTCCAAAGAGCCTATATCTGATAGTAATTGTGAGGTCTATCTTCTCCTCTGTTGGCTCAGTGGCAAGGATAAATTCATTCTGGTATTCATTGAATAATTCTCCAAATCGGTTCATCATCTCACCTTTCTCCGCAATCAGCGCAGTGATAAAATACCTTATGTCCGGCTATCATATGCCCTACTTTGATGCTCTTACATTTCTGACACATCACACTTCCCTCAACTTGTTAATAGCATCCCACTGGTCTTTAGATTCCCGGATGCAGTCAGACTTGTCAACTTTTCCCGTTAACGCTATCTCAATTCTATCAACTGAATTTTTTATTATGCACTGCGTATCCTTAATTGCACCCTGAGCATCCGTGTATGTCTTGCGCCATTGGTTAATATTCTCTTCCTTGAGAATTTCTTTTTCTGCCAACAACTTTTTAATCTCTTCTTCCCTGTCATCACGCCTCCTGAACAGACGGTTGATAAATATCATTATCACAGCAGTGGACACTCCCACCACCACAGGAGTTATGTAAAGATTCCATGTTATCACAGGTTCTACGGCAGTGATTTCTCCTCCTCCCAAAAGGCACAAAGGAGCCAGAATAATGGCAAACACAAAAACCCGCAGTAATGACAATTCAACTTTCGTAAAAAGATCCATTCCCTGTCTCTCCTTCGCTCAGTTATTTATCAATCTTCGATGTTCCCATCGAGAAAACCGTGGCACCACTACGTAAACGTATAATACTTATCCACCTTCTTCACCGTCGCCAGAAACGGGATCTCGGATTCGTAGGATTTGCACTGGTCGAGCAGCACCTGGGAACCAGTGAAGACAACGTGCCGCGCATCGCCCAGCATGAACTGAATCGTCAGGCATGTAGGCGCGTTCGCCTTAACGAACTTACTATCTTTGACCCTATATCCGATCACCGTTATTTCCTTATTCAGTATGTCGTCAATTTTCAGTTTCGCGCCGTCCAGCGGCACATGCTCTTTGGCAAAGTCTTTAAACCGCTTCGGCGATTCCTCCATTTTCCACAATCCTTTCGAGAGCAGCTAATTCCATAGCGAGTCGTAGGTGGTGTGTGTTGGCCCAACGCATCCAGCCCTTGACGGAAGCGATGCAGGACCGGAAATATTCAAAAGTGACGTGGCCGGATGCCAGTGCCGCTGGCAATCTACGCAGACGCCGGCGTATTCGGGTCGCCGTTGATTTCCGCAGCAGCACATGGGTAGGGAAGTGCCTGTATCCCAGGAAATCAACCCCCTGAGTGATGGGAAAAACTGAGTTTTTGCTGAGTTTTAAGGCCAGGGAATCAGCAAGGAATGTTTCGATTTCGTCCGACAGGCGCGCCAGGTATTTCTTGTCGTCATGGAACAGGCAGAAATCATCGCAGTACCGGACGTAATCCTTGACCCGCAGAGTGTGTTTGACGAAGTAATCCAGCTCATTCAGGTAGAGATTGCCCATCCATTGGCTGGTATAGTTCCCGATCGGGACATTCTTTCCGTCCGGGATGCTGTAGATGATCTCCCGGAACAGCCAGAGCGTGTCAGCGCATTTGATCTTGCGCTGGATGATATTATAGAGGATGTCGTGATCCACTGAGGGGTAGAATTTCGAGATATCCATCTTCAGGCAATATCGATTTCTCCGGACAAACTCCATGCACCGTCTGGAGCCCTCGTGTAAGCCCTTGCCCTTGATGCAGGCGTAGGAATCAGAAATAAACAGCCCTTCCCAGATCGGCTCGATCACCCGCATCAACACATGATGAATGACCCGATCCGGAGAGAACGGCAGGATGTAGATCAGCCGAGTCTTTGGTTCCCGGATAATCTTGGTCGTGTAGGGTGCCGGTTTGTAGGTTTTGTTGATCAGCAATTCCCGGATATGCTGAAGGTTCTCGTCCAGGCCCCGCTCGAATCGCCGCACTGCGCTTTTGCTCGATTTGCCCCGGCGTGCCTCTTTCCAGGCTGCCCGCACATTCTTTTCGCTCGTGATTAGCTGATACAAGTTGCCGTGTCGTTTCATTATTCTATCCGATATATAAAATGCGACGAACAAGTTTCGCTTGCGCTACTGGTTGCCCGGCGCCTCCGCTATGTGTTTTGCCCCGGGACCATCCAGAGACAAGGCCATGAAATCCAGCCAGGAGTATTACTCATTTCCGCAGTCCTGTATCCGCAACGAAGCGCGCGCCGATATTCGTATTCGTATTCCAGCGATAGTTATTCGCATTCCGGCAGCGAGAACCGGCATTCGCGGCATTGTTCCAATTGCCCCCGGCGATCAGCCTCGGTCGATTTGACTTCATAGCCCTTAATCCTTAGTAATTCCTTTTATGCCGTATTCCTCGCGGCGTGTGACGTGTTACGTGTTATAACGGGTCCGCAACGAAGCGCGCGCCGAGACTCGCATTCGTAGTCCAGCGAGAGTAATACGCAGCCCGGCAGCGAGAACCGGAAAACGCGGCATAGCCCCAATCGCCCCCGGCGAGCAGCTTAATATCTCCGTATGTACCTTGTTGATAAAGTGACCCTTTGCTTCCGGGTAAATCATACCAAGAAAATACTGGATCAGTGAAGGTCAGTAACGCCAGATCGAGACTTCCGGCAGTAGTAGTAGGAGATATAAATTCCAGCCTCTGGTGTCCTGCCGTATCGTCGTAGTTTACTGCTACACCGGGCGTCCCTGGGGTGGCATTGTAGGTAACTTTCAGAGTGTATCTCGGATTGCTCGTTGGGATATAAACATCCTTCAGGCCGGGAAGTGCGGCCAGCAACCGGGATGGTTGTATCGCATCCTCGTCGAAAAAGACCTGGTATCCGCCCACGGCGGCAGATGCATCATGTTTGACAAGCAGTGTATAGGCCGATCCGAATGTCAGCCACTTGTCTGCCGTATCCGTCGAAACATTGCTGCAAAGATACGGGTTCCCGTCCGCGCCGAACTTGACATAAATCGGCATTCCGCCAGGTGAGGCGTCATGGGTAAGTGCCAGCGTAGCGCCGGCAATAATAATCGACAACGTGCCGGCATCGAAGCGATATGACTGGTCCCGTAACCATTGAGACATCGCCCCACAGCAATCCTCGCATCCGTTGTTTGCGATCATCCGCCTGGCTGCCGTATCTGAATGCCCGCCCGTAGTTACGGGATCTGCGGATGTGGATATGTTGGTTTCTTCGTTCGATCCTGCGGCGATCCTTTGAAATTCGGCGTCGGTCAACAGCCGCTTCCCAACGGCATAGCCGTCAGCCACAAAATCATTCCAGTCTCTCATGTCGGAAATCGTTCCACCGTTGACAGAAGTCGTGCCCGTGCCCGTGCCGGATGCCAAATAAATATCCACCCATTTTTCGATTCCGGGGTCATAGATCATCCCGACATTGACCAGGTTCTTTGCCCGATGCTTGAGGCACCAGACGGATGCGGGCAGGATGTCCTTAGCAACGTACCCGGTTAGCGTATGCCCACCGATAGTGCCGACAGCCACACACAGGGTATGAAAACCCCCGATCTTGCGGGAATGTGCGGCATCAAATCCGGTCGGGTTGGTAGAGTTGGCGGAAACCTTGAATGATAGCGTCGTTCCATCCGTGCAGGCGTAAACGTAATAATCCGTACCGGCAGCCAGCGCCCCGGTGTCCAGATCGGTCACCGAGTCCACATGCACGACGGAGTCCAACAGAAACCAATGTGCCCCGATGTCGATAGGAATGTAATTTGCGTTTGGATTTACAACCACCTCTGTGTTGTCACCAGCGGCGTGCGGTTCGATGAGCCACAGATTCTTTATCGCCCAAAAATTCTGGGACATGACCGCAGCGGCAATAATGTTGTCGCTGACGTCCAGCGTTACTTGTCGATTCGCCATGATTATTTACCCCCTTCCTTGACATAGAGATCCCGCGCGGCCTCTCTCGATTTAAACCCCATGCGCCGCCATTTCGGCATCAGTGCCGGGATGGTTTCCGTTTTGATGTTGGTCATCTTCCCGGTCTCATCCTGGTCGTAACTGACGACCTTCTCCATCGTGTCGTCGTCCAGGTCCACGACCGCCTTGAGATCCGCCAGCGCACGTACCCGGAATTCCGGCTCGGCCAGCAGGTTCTCAAAATCCGCTTTTGTTGCGATTACTCTGGGATACCCTTTCATATTGCCTCCTTAATAATTGTCAATTTTATCGGGTCATGACTTCGTCGGATAACCCTTGAAATAGTACGTGTTATTGCCCTTGTCCACGATTCCCAGGATCACCGGGGTTCCTGACAAAGCAGCATCCACCGCATCGTCAACCACCACTGATCGCAGGCCGGCTGCTGTTACGGCCTTGCCCGTATCCGTCCCGTCGATTACCTCTGCCGGGGCCGCCAGGATCACCGCCCCTTTGAGGAATTCCGTAGCGGCATTGATAAGGGTCGTCAGTTCTGTCACGGATAGCGCCTTGAGGTTTCCGCCGGTGAGGCGGCCAGCAACGGTCTGCTCCGTGACATCCAGCACCCCCGCCGCTGACCCCGATGTGAAGTAGGGGATTTTATTCGACGACGCCGTCACGGCCCGAATTGCCGTAAGGGCTACGCCCAGCAGGTTAGCCAGTGTGGATTTTTTTGATATGGGGGTACCTGATGGATCGTCAACGATCATTACCAGATCGTCGGTTGTGGGTGTAGTGGCCTCCGCCAGTTCTGATATTTTGACGTTGCTCATTTTTGTATCCTCCTTCGTTTTGTCATTTTATTGTAGAATCAAAGCGTCGCCGGCTTCGGTGATCAGCGTAGCGCCGCTTTCAGCGCCGTAGGGATAAGGATCGATCGTCCCTAAAAGCAGCCAGTAGCCGACGCCTCCGGAAATTCTCAGCAGTATCCAGCACGCATCGTTACTGTCGTCGATCCACAGTATTGGCACGGCGTAGGCCACGTCCGCGTAGTTTGGCGGCCGGCTCTTAATGGTATATAGGGCCCCGGCTCCGGCGAGTTCCA